AATGTACACCAAGTTCAAATTGCTCCTGATTTCGTTGATAGTTACGATTGATGGTCTTGCTATCCGTCTTAAACGATTCAGCGAGTTGTGCACTTGTTAAGACACGTAAATTCCCATGGACAATAATTTCTGGTAGCATAAAATGCCTCCTCTTTCTTGCTGTTTAACTAGATTTTTGTTATAATATTAGTAATGAAATTTTTCATGTCGCTTACTTGCATGCCAGTGCTTGTAAGCCTTTTTTATGCTTATTTTTAAGGGTAGCGTCATTTTGACGCACGGCTTTGTAGATAGCCATATACTGTTCAACAGGTTTCATTGAAAGCCAAGCTTTTACATCAATCCTCATTTGGATCACCTTCCTTTCAGATGCATTCACATCATTGGATTCACAAGTTTATTTGTGAATCCTGTGACAAGAACGAATCAAACCACTTTTAATGTTTTAGTATTCAACTTATCAATTTCGCTGATAACATCCTCCAAGCTACTCACACGCCCTTTTTGAAGGTTATAAGCAATAAGCTTTTCAATATGCCCTTCATGGTTTTGCCCATTGCTTACCTCTGCTACCGCAATAGCACATTCATTTAAAGATTCTTTTTCTTGATTTAAGTTTTTATATAGTTGCTCCAGAATTTGATTCATAGTTAAATCCTCCTCAAGTTGACTTATTTAGAAAGTTTGTCCATAATAAAAGAACAAGGTTTAAATTATATTTTCTTGAACTGTTGACCGTCGAAAGCTACAGTTCATCCTAAATGCAGGTGCTTATGTGCTTGCATTTTTTTGTGTCTTTTAATAATTGTAATTTCAATAACTATCCCCCCTCTTATAAAGAGAACCAAAACGCAAAACCACCAACGATAGGTAGTAATGATTGAACGATTGTTGCTATATCTATTCCACTCATTAATTGTTGAGTTAACATCATTCCTACTTCTTGAGTATTAGTTTGTTTAAACCATTCCATAAAAGTAAAAATATCAGGAGTCTTACGATCATTCTCATACTTAGAAATACATGTTTGGCTTCTATTCATTTGAGCTGCCAAATCTTCTTGCGACATGCCACTACCCATACGACATGCTTGTAATAAAGCACCTAACTTCAAAGTTAGTTCACCACCTTTTTATGCCGAATTGGAATACTACATATAGTTAGTAGATGTTAAAATTGTAAATAAGAAGAAATAAGTTATTACATATCTCATCGCATGTTCCTCTAAGTTCCTCGCTTTACTACCTTTGTTTAGGGTAGCGTCTAAGGGACGTTATCCTCTCCAAATCAAGTGGAAATTATCATCTAGAAACTGTGCCATTTTTGTAGCTTGGAACGCCCATGGGGAGCCTTTACCTTTTGGGTAATAAACAAATCCACCGTTGTTAGTATCTAGCTTCTCTTTAAATCTAGGTACAAATAGTATGTTTTCTTGTAACCATTCTTTTTTTCTTTTTGTGTGTTCTTCTAAATCTTTCATAGTCCATGACACGCCAACTAACTTATTTTTTTGTAGTTCTTCCAATTCAACTTTGCTTATTAGCACTTTATCTTCTGGAATAGGAATATTTAGTTGTACATTTAATTGCTGTTGCATACTTTTCACCTCTATTAAGTTGCTGTTTTAGCAACGTTTTTAATAAAAAAATTTTCTATTTTACATTTGAATATCTTGGCTAGTAATGGTAGCTGTTCTGCTCTAAAAGCATAAGTACCATTTTCATATTTCATATATGTAGATGCATTCTTCATACCCATTGCATCTGCAGCATCTTGAAGTGTCATATTCAATTTTTGTCTACGATACTTTACATATTCCAAATTAAAACGGTTCAAAGTAAATCACCTCACTTCGAATTGCTGTTTTAGCAACTCCTTGTAAACAATATATCATTGCTATTTTAGAAATTCAAGCGTTTTATTTCTATTTTAGAAATTATTTTATTTCCAAAATGGAAACGTGATATATTAAGTATAAGAACTCACTGAACGAAAGCGGTGAAAATATGGATATCGGAAAGCGAATAGTCTCATTACGAGACGGTAAAGGCTGGACACAGCGTGAACTAGCTAATAGGGTTAATCTAAATGTTAGTGTTATGAATCGTATTGAATCGAATGAAAGACCAGTAAAAGACAGTGAATTGATTAACTTAGCAAATGTTTTAGATGTAAGTACTGACTATTTACTTGGTCGTACAGATACTTCAACACAAACACAAGAAGAAATAGATGAAGCTGAGTTTCAAGCATTTGCTAATGATCCTGAATTAAAACGCTGGTATAGAGAATTACCAAAATCTAAAGAAGAAGATTTACGCATGCTTAGAAGTATGTGGGAAGTAATTAAAAAAGAAACAAAATAGAGGATATGCAATATGATAAGCATATCCTTTAAATAGGTCTTATAATGTAAAATTAATACAATAGTGGGTTTCTTTTATGTTAAAACTAGGGCGAGTTGTAGAAATTATTCTATAGAATGATATATCTCAAAAGATTACATTCTAAAATTTATGTTTTATAAGTGAGGGCGAAGAATGCAAATTATTGAAGAATTCAAAGCACAAAATTATGTAAGAAGAATCCCCGCTGGAGTTACTTCGCCATTTATTTTAAATTGTGAAGATGGTGCTTATGTATGTAAAGTTGGTGATGACGAATCTGAATGTCGTCACTTAGTTAATGAATTTATAGGTTACCATTTAGCCATATTGTTAGAGGTACCAATACCGAATGCTGCGCTA